GCTCCCCTGCTAAGGGAGTAGGGCGTGTAAAAAGCGCCGCGGAGGTTCAAATCCTCTCTTCCGCGCCAGATCGAAAAAACCTTGGAATCTCAACGGTTCCAAGGTTTTTTCTTGTTTTTTTCAAAAACATTTTTGCAACTTTTGGGGTTCTTTGGGTTGAAAAGTTTTAACCTATGGCTAACAAAATGGCTAACATATTTGCTATCGAATAACCAGCATAGATTCATTTGACATTACGACTAAGCTGATTAACCCCTTTATGCGCGGCTTCGGTGGAAACATGGACATATCGTTGTGTCGATGATAACTTTGCGTGGCGCATAATCTGTTGCAGCACGGGCAGCTCTACGCCCTTTTTAACGGCCTCTGTAGCCGTTGTGTGGCGGCAGGAGTATGGATTTAGGTCTCGCACTCCAACCGCGCTTGTAGTGGCGTGATAGGCCGTATAAAAAGTATTTTCATCGCCACCAAATATCTTTCCCGTTTTGCTGGTAGACTTTTCGCTTAACTCTTGCAGCACCGGTGCAATGAACTCAGGGAAAACGATAGGGGTATCTTTTCTTTTCTTTGTCTTTTTCCCGCAGCCGTAAATTTCAAGCCGGTCATAGTCAATCATATCAGATTTGCACGCAAGCAATTCTCCCGGCATCATTGACGTGTAGATCATCAGCAGCATATAGCCGACAAAAACATTTCCTTCGTCCCATGCTTTCCACATGGCGTTGACTTCGTCTTCGGTAAATGGTTCGGGGACTTTTTCTTCCAGCTCAGGCAAAACAATAAATCGCGACAGATTAACGGTTACTGGCCCATTGCTACCGCCGCTTGCCATAGCGCGCTTGTATAGATGAGATAGCAGGGACTTCATGTCTCGAGCGGTATAATATGACTTTGCTGCGGAGTTTACCGCGCCTTGTAGATCATCAATCGTTAGCTCATCTATTTTCCGGGCTATAATCGGTTCTAAACGCTCACGAGCTTTTTTGAATGCTATTTGCTTATCCTTTGACCGTGTCAGCATATCGTTTTCGCTCCACCCTTGCCAAAGCTCTAAGAGGGTCGGAGCTTCTTTTTGGAATTTTCCAGGGTCTTGAGAAGCGGCCCATTCCAAAGCAGCAGTTTTTGTAGGGAATCCCCCTTTAGTAGGCCTTCGACGAATTAGTCTAGGGGGTCCATCGTCGTCTTGCACGGTATATGAATATCCGGCAGCTTGAGCAGTCCATGTCTTACCGCGCCGAAAAGCTGTCCCCGTCCCGCTTCCGCGCTGTCTTCCACGCCGCTTTTCTACTATTTGCTTCTTGCCGCACATAGGACAAAACAGCGCGCCATCCGGCAGCGCTGCTTTACATTTGATGCAGTTTCCCATGTCAGCCCCTCCAAAAACCATAGTCGGCGCAGTGCAGATCGATATACACGCACCATGCGGCCAGCAGCACCACCGCGATGAACAAAATTAAAATCACGCCGTTTCGGATACGGACGCCGCGCCGCATGATCTCGATGGTATCAGCCTTTGCGTCAACGTGGCATTCCAGCTCATCGTTGCGCGCCTGCAAGGTTTCCTCGGTTGGTGTCAAGTGTTCGGAAATTCCGAACGCTTCATCAAGCGATATTCCAAGCGCTTTGCAGATCGGCGCGACGGTGTAGATGGACGGAGATTTAGAAAACTTGGAAAAGAAATTCTGCACGGTGGACAGCGGCACGCCGGAATCATCTGAAATTTCTTGATAGGTCAGTTTCAATTCTTCTTTACGGATTCTACACACTTCTTGAATGTTCATTTATGCCACCTTAATTTTTTCCGATTTTTGCGCCGCAAAGTCGCAAGATATGGGTTTGTCGATCCACGTCGAGCGCTGTCTTATTGCAAGGTTTTGTTATTGAAGTAGTTAGGCAAAGCGGAGTAAGGTCAAGACAAGCAGCGGCGACCGCTCCCTGCTGGCTGCAAAAAGGCCCCGCCGTTTGTTGCAGAGGGCGGCGGGGCCAATCTAAATTATTTTATGCCAAGCATTTTCCCAACCTTACGTTGGCGACCTGCCTTTGACAAAGGAATGCCGGTAGCCTTTGCGATTTTCTGTTTTGCTTTCGTGATGCCAAGTGCCCGCTTCCAACTAAAAGACAAGCCGGGAATTTTAAGGGACTTTTTCGCCATGTCAAGTTCACCACCTTTTTAAAATAGAGATTCGAGCCAATAATCGCCCCATATCTTGTAGTTGCAAAAATAGAACGAAAGTGCTATATTAAGTCGTGTGATAGAACACCTGTTTTATAGCATGAACTTGAACGGAGGATGGAACGGATGAATGAACAGGTACATACGAACGAGCAATCGGATTTGCAAAAGGCGAAAGAAGATATAATCCAAAAGATTTTTGCGCTTTCCAGTGAAGAACTGGACGAGCTGCTTGAATTTATCGAAGGAGGCGTGCTTTGTGAAAGATGCACCGCGAAACTGGTATCTGGACAGAACAATGCTTGACGCCGTGAACCGTTGCATGGACGCAATTCATGCAGCGTGTCTTTCCGCAGACAGCGCGGAAATTCTTCCGAGTTGTTTAGAGGAAGCGATCAAAGCCAGCAACGAGGTTGCGGCAAAGAAAACGATTTTTGTTGCTGCGCCTGTTTCCGTAGTTCTGGACGATGGCGGGTATGATATTAAGCCTATTGAGCTAATGTCTGTTCAATAGCTGCGGTAGCGACACCCTTTGAAATTGTCTCGATGACAGCCAAAGAAACGGCTCCAAAGGAATGAAGAACCTTTGATGTTTTCTCCCATCTGGATTTTTCGCCGATTGATGCGATAAACTCGTGTCCTTTTGGCGTTACATAGTAAATTTGTGGCAATTCAGCATGGCGGAAATTTGTCTGCGGGTCGAAATGAAAATCGGTAGCCAGATAGCCGCTTTCCGAAAGCTGGATAACGTGATAGATCAGCTCGCCTACGTCATATTTGCGTAGCGCTTCTGTTCTGCACATGGAATCAATGTGCAGAACATGATAGGATGCGACAAACGTCTTTTCTACCTCATCTGCGCGGATATACGTGTGTTCCTCGCAAAACAACATCAAATCACGGATGCAATCAGGATTTAGTTTCATTGGTTTTTCTTTTACTCTCCAAATAAGCAAAGAAGTTTTCAATTTCGTTTATTTCATCCGGCGACGCGCAACGAACGAAATTGATTGCTTTACTTACTTTAGAATCCTCGCCCCCGGTCTTCGGATCGGGGGCTTTTTCTTTTGCCCGCTCGGCCTCGGCCGTTGGGTCGTCAGTCTCGCCTTTGAGCCATGCGACGGAAACGTGATATTCATCGGCAATCTGATGGAGCTTTTTCTTGTAGGATTGGCTTGTCCCATTTATCCACATAGAGACAATGTCGCCACTGCCATATCCGATGCTTTGGGCAAAGGTTTTTTGGGACCCTCTTTTTATTTTCCCGTTTTCATGGGGCAGAAGCGACAAAATGCGGGTAAGTGTAACATCCATAACAATCGCCTCAAAAATTTATGCAGTATAACAAAACTTATAAAATTCGGTTAAGCTGATTGACAAACCGAATTTTATGAGTTATCATTGTATCGAACCAAGCGGAAAAGGGTGCAAAAAACTCAGCCCCCTCAAAAAGCGGCTTTCTACAATTTCTTTTGGCGAAGCTATTGTATCCCCGTTTTTAGAGGTTGTCAAGCATGAAACCTCATGTTTATGAGTTTTCCGATTGGTGTTGACTGCGGCAGGGAAAACATAAGACCGGCAGGAGCGCTATTCCCACCGGCCAATGTCCAAATTTGTTTACCCAATGCCCCTTGCAGGCTTTCGCCGCCTGCAACAGCCTACAGGTTCTTCGGGAGCCTTACCACTTTCGCAGTTTTGGTTCTGCGCATGGCCTTCTCGCTGGTAAGCCATCGGGAGTACCCGATACGGTGGGATATGATTACTGGCATATCACCGTGAGTTTTAACCTCTTCACTGAGTGCTCCGCCGTATCAGTTGCTACATTTAGCCAGTTTAACGCGCTTTGGCACCGCTGTTGCGACCCGACGGGAAGGGAACAGGCAAAATCAAAAGGTTGGTCAAGAAAACCACCTCCCTTGAATTTGCCCAAAGAGGGCTAACGGCAGTATAGCAAATATCCCTGCCGCAGTCAATGAAATCTCAAATTAGAAACGGAGGTAGAAAAGTTGGATTTGAAAGAGCTGCGAAACCTTGCAAACCTGACGCGAAAGCAGGTTGCGCGAAAGCTGAACATCGATGTGTCCTGCGTGTCGCATTGGGAGCTGAATGACTGGGCCCCGCCGCAGAAGCACTGGCGCAAGCTGGCAAAGATGTACAACGTGACAGAATCGGACATCAAAACGATCGCCGACGAGATCAGAGAGGGCAATAAGGTGGGCGCATGAGTGCAAAAAGAAAAAGCCCTGTTCAGCGTAGCAGGCCGAACAGGGCAGCGGAACAAATCTTCACCACAAGATATTGTGTTCCTGCGGCTATTGTAGCATACCCGCAGGGGAAAGGCAAGAGTAAATGACACTTGAAGAAATGAAAGTATGTGGAAAAGCGACCTTGACCGCCGCTGACATTGCGCCGGTTCTGGATTGTGACCCTCACGCGATTCGCTTAGCGGCGAAAAAATACCCTGACGGTCTCGGCTTCCCAGTTATCTGTATGGGGTCAAGGGTGAAAATCCCAACGCTTCCATTCATCGAATTTATGACGAAACTGAAAGGGGCGGAAAGCTAATGGACTTTACAACATTTCTCGCCGTAGTCGGCGCGGTGGCGCTGGGCTGCCTGTTCTCCCGCTTGATCGACGTTTTGGAGGGCAAGCGATGAAGAATCCAGACAAGCGCACGAGAGAGCAGCGCAAGGCCGACGAATCGGCACTGATTGCCGCTGCGTGTCTGGGCACAGGACTGATTCTCTTAGTGGCAGCGCTGCTACTGACCGGCGCTGACGCGAAAGACGTTGAAGAGCCGGACGACCTCACTGTTGAAGCGTATGACCCTGCGTGGGACAAGCCAGCGACGGAATACGCGTACTGCGATGATGTGTTTCTTGGTGAATTTACGCTCACGGCCTATTGCCCCGGACGCTGCTGCTGCGGCAAATGGGCAAACGGCTACACCGCGACCGGCACGCTGGCCACCGAGGGACGCACGATTGCGGTCGACCCCGACATTATCCCTTATGGCTCGCACGTCCTGCTGATCTGGCCGGACGGCACGCAGCACAGCTACATTGCCGAGGACTGCGGTGGCGGAGTGAACGGCAACCACATCGACGTGTTTTTCAGCGACCATCAGGCCGCGCGCGTATTCGGTGTGCAGAGCGCGATGGTGTATTTGGAGGTGACGGAATGATCTACCGCTGCATGTGCTGCCACCTCATTTTTGACGAGCCGGACGTTATGCGGCGGCGCGAAAATCTTGACGGCGAGCGCGGATATGCCCTCGTGACGGAAAAGTTCTGCCCGGACTGCGGCGCAGAGGAAATGTATTTTGAAGAATTGGAGGAGACCGAAGATGGATAACACCCTGATGAAAGTGACGCAGCTCCCCGTGATTGAGGAGCATTTGATGAGCCGGAAGGAGCAGACGGAGCAGCGCGTCGCAGAGGCAATGAGCCTTGTCTGCACCGACGAGACCTTAACCAGCGTGAAGAACATTCGCGCCGAAATGAACCGCGAGTTTGCCGATGCCGAGACCCAGCGCAAGGCCATTAAAGCCGCAATCATGGAGAAGTACGACAGCTTCGAATCCGTCTACCGTGAGTGCATCGCCGACCCGTACAAGCGCGCCGACGCAGACCTGAAAGCCAAGATCGACGCGACGGAAAGCGAGATCAAGAGCCGCTGCGAGGAAATGCTGCTGGGCTATTTTCGGGAGCTGTGCGCGGTCAACGAGATCGACTTTCTTTCGTTCGGGCAGACCGGCGTTAAGGTCGATATGGCGAGCGCCAGAGCCAAGACGCCGAAGAAGCTCATGGAGCAGATCAAGCTAAAGGTGGACGGCGTGGCGCAGGACATGAAAACCATCGGCACGATGGGCGAGAACGCGCCGGAGATCATGGTGGAGTACAAAAAGAACCTCGACCTCTCGCTTGCGATCTCCGTTGTCAACGAGCGTCACCGCCGCGCCGAGGAAGAGCGCGAGGCCGTGAAACGCCGCACGGAAATGGAGGAGGCCCGTGCTGCCGGAGCACCCGTCCGCGAGGATACCGGCGCAGCGGCCCCGCAGGTCGTCCCGAAGCGCGTGGAGCAGGCGGCGGTCGAACGCCTCACGGTGTCGTTCCGCGTGACCGATACGCGCGAGCGCCTACGCCTTTTGAAGCAATTCCTTGTCAGCAATGGCTATCAGTACGAATGATTGTTTGAGGAGGACATTACGATGAACGAAATGCAGACCTACAACAGCACCGAAGTTGTGAGCGCCAAGAGCGTGAACACCGAAATGATGATCTCCCGTCAGGCACAGGAAGTGCAGGCGGCAATGGTCGTCGCCAAGCGTTTCCCTCGTGACGAGATCGAAGCGAACAACCGCATTCTCAACGCCTGCAAGCGCAAGAGCCTTGCCGAGCGCGCGATCTATGAATACCCGCGCGGCGGCGAGAATGTGACCGGCCCGTCGATCCGTCTCGCCGAGGTCATGGCGCAGAATTGGGGCAACCTCGACTTCGGCATTACCGAGCTGGAGCAGAAGAACGGCGAGAGTACCGTCATGGCCTACTGCTGGGATTTGGAGACCAACACCCGCCAGACGAAGATCTTCACCGTGCCGCATATCCGCTACACAAAGAAAGGCAGCGTTGCCCTCACCGACCCGCGCGACATTTATGAAATGGTCGCCAATCAGGGCGCGCGCCGTATGCGCGCGTGCATTCTCGGCATTATTCCCGGTGACGTGGTGGATGCTGCTCTTGCGGCGTGTACCAAGACAATGATGGGAAAGAGCGATGAACCCATGATTGACCGCGTGCGCAAGATGGGGCAGGCGTTCAAGGACGACTTCGGCGTACCGATGGAGTGCCTTGAAAAGTACATCGGCTGCAAGTCCGAAGCGTTCACGGCGCAGAGCATCGTGCGCCTGCGTAATGTGTATACCTCACTGAAAGAGGGACGCGCGAGCCGCGATCAGTATTTTGATCTCCCGACCGTCGAAGTGGACGAGACCACAGGCGAGGTCAAGGACGATCTGACATCTCCCGCTGATGCCCTCGGTACGCTGGACGACGGAAAGACCGTCACCCCCAAGCAGGTGAGTATGAATGATCTGTAAGGTCAAGGTCATTTCGACCGGCTCCAAGGGGAACGCCGTGCTGCTGAATGATGAAATCCTCATTGACTGCGGCGTTCCCTTTCGGGAACTTGAACCGTACTGCAAGGGATTGAAGCTCGTCCTGCTGACGCACATTCACGGAGACCACTTCAACCCCGAGACCATCAAGCGCCTGCACTTCCTGCACCCTGCGCTGCGCTGGTGCGTCCCTCCGTGGCTCATGGAACCGATGGGACGCATCGGCGTGGACCGCCGCGTGACCGATGAGGCTATGCAGCGTCACGATCTGTTCTACCTTTTATCCGAAAGCACTTCCGCTTATGTATGGTACGACTCAATTCCGCATGATGTTCCGAACTGTGCGTGGCATATTCAGTTTGCAGACGGCGAGAAATCGGACGGGTTCGACAACGTCTTCTATGCGACGGACTGCGCGTCGCTGAATGGGGTATCTGCGTTGGCCTATGACCTTTATCTGATCGAAGCCAACTACGGCGAAGAGGAGATACAGGAGCGCATGAAGCGCAAGCTGGAAGCGGGAGAATTCAGCTATGAGAGCCGCGCAATGGAGAGCCATCTATCCCGCGAGCAGGCGCACGCATGGATCGCCCAAAACGCCGCCATCGGCAAGAGCCACGTGCTCTATCTGCACCAACACCAAAGCGAGGAGGAATTGAAATGAGCATGAATCGAATCTGCCTGATGGGACGCATCGGTCGTGACTTGGAGCTGAAAAAAACGAACAGCGGCGTATCCGTTGTGTCGTTCCCTCTTGCCGTTGACCGCAACGGCAAGGAGGGCGGCACAGACTGGATCGACATTGTAGCGTGGCGCGGAACGGCAGAAGTGCTCTGCAACTACGCCGGACGCGGGCGGTTGATCGGCGTCGAGGGGCGCTTGCAGATGCGCGACTGGACGGACATGAACGGCAACAAGCGCAGGAGCTACGAGGTGCAGGCTGACAGCGTGTATTTCGCAGACAACAGGCGCCCGGAGGGTAACGATACTGCCGCACCGCAATACGCCACAGAGAGCGCCGTAGGCGGCTTTGCAGAGATCGGCGAGGACGACGGCAAGCTGCCGTTTTAAGGCGGTGACGGCATGGCGGAGAGCAAGGAATATGTCAAGCTCTGGCTGAGCTACGAGGACTATTTCCGCGAGTATGACGACGAGTCGATCGGGGCTATCGTCCGGGCGATGCTCGCTTACCGGAAAAACGGAGAACAGCCGAAGTTTGAAGGCCCCGAAAGGTTTATTTGGCCCGCAATTCAGCGGGATATTGACGAGTCCATAAAGGCGCAGGAAGCCGCCTCCAATGTTTACCGAGAGAACGGCAAAAAGGGCGGCAGACCGCCGAAAACAAGCGGTTTTTTGGAAACCAAGGAAAACCAAAAAAACCAAAGCGGTTTTTTAGAAACCAAAAAAAGCCAAGGACAAGGACAAGGACAAGGACAAGGACAAGGACAAGGACAAGGACAAGGTGTTATTTCGCGCGCGAAGCGCTTCACGCCCCCCACACTCGCAGAGGTTCAGTCCTATGTGGCTGAACGCCAATCGCCCGTAGACCCACAGGGGTTCATCGACTTTTACGAGTCAAAAGGGTGGTTGGTCGGCAAGACCCCCATGAAAGACTGGAAAGCGGCTTGCAGAAATGCGGAGAAGTGGGAACGATGGGCCAATAAAGCACCGCAGATACGGCCGGGCGGCGATGTATTCGCTGAGATGCTGGAGCAGGAGGCATTTATGCCGAGCGTTTCGCGTTATGCGAGGGAACACGGGATGACGTGGGACGCGGCTGCTGCCGAAATGGAGGGAAGCAATGGGCATTGATATTTCGCAGCTTGGCAAGGACGCTCAAGCCCAGGTCATGGCAAAGATGGCCGTGCGCGAGGTGCAGAAGCGGGAAAAGCGCAGTAAGTACAGGAGTAAATTTACCCCGCGCGTCATGCCAAACGGAAAAGTGCATAAATTCAAGAGCGCCAAAGAGGCGAGGCGTTATGACGAGTTGGCTTTGATGGAGAGACGAGGGCTTATCCGCAATTTGCAGATAGAACGAGCGTTTACGCTGCAAGAGCCTTACATTCAGTCGGATGGAGCGCACGTTAAGTCAGAGCGATATTTTGCGGATTTTGTCTATGAGCGGCCAACCAAGCCTGACTGCAATGGGCAAGTTTACTGGATACAAGAGGTTGAAGACGTCAAAGGGAAACGGACGCAAATGTATCTAAGAAAGAAAAACGAGATGTTGGCGAAGTACGGCATTACGATCCGCGAGGTGTGAGATGACAGCATTTGAGCATTGCCACAGCTGCAAGCCGCCTGTGAGGCATCCGGGCTGTCACAGCGAGTGCCCGCACTATCAGGTGGATATCGCCAAGTACAACGCGGCGAGGGATGAAGAGCAGCGGGAAGCGCAGGAGAAAGACGATTACTTGAGCGCGCGCCATTTCAAGACGCGGCGCTATCAACGGCTGAAATGAGGGAGCAAGAAAAGATGTTGACAGAAAAAGAGTTGGGCGAACGGCTCAAAAATATTCGCAAAATGCGAAATATCAGCCAGTTTCGGATGGCCGATATGATGGGCACAGAACAGTCAACCATTGCCAAATTCGAAAAGGGCGCGAGCTATCCGAAGGTGTCGACGCTATATAGATACGCCGAATGCGTTGGCTTGACGTTGAGCGATATTCTGGCGGAATCCCCACCGGCGAAAAAAGGCATGCTGTCGCCGGAAGAGATCGGCGAGAACATCAAGAAATGGAGTGCGCTGCGGGGCATGAGTATCAAGGGGCTTGCAGAAAAGGCGGGATTATCGCGCAGTAGCATCTTAAACCTCAGAGAGGGACGATGCATCAGCTACATGCCGACGTATCAGTACATTGCCGAAGCACTGGGCGTGACCGTCGGGACGCTGCTCGGAGAGGTGCAGGAAAATGAGTGAGAACACGAACCACGTGCCGTTTAAGACGGTCGTATATCCGCAGCTCAAGAAAGCCTTGCAGTCATCGGGCATGACACCGCCGGAGTTGAACAAGAAGATCGGCGTCTCCCCGCTCTGCGTGTGGCGATGGACAACGGGGAAGAACGAATTCAGCATCGGCGTTATCAAGGCAATCCTTGCTGCGACGGGGCTGACATTTGAAGAGGCTTTCGGGGAGGTACACCCATGAGCAAGATTGTGATGCCGAGAACGCCATTTGAGCTCTGCGCTTATCCGGCGCTCAAGGAAGCGTTGGAAAAGACGAACTATAACCAAACAGAACTGGCACAATCCCTCGGCACGTCGCAGTTTACGGTGTCGGCATGGGTGCGTGGCGACCGCGATACAACGGTGCGGCTGCTGCTCGCGCTGGAAGATTTGACGGGACTGACGTTCCGCGAGATGTTCGGGGAATGCGAGGGGCGCAATGGAAGGGTATAGCAATCAGCCAATTCCGAAAGAGGCGGCGAAACAGCTTTTAGCCCTTGATTTGCAGGACAAGGAAATATTGAGCTATGAGAAGATCGATCAATGGTACACCGCGTGGAACGGAAAGTGCTATGTGTCATTTTCAGGCGGAAAGGATAGCACGGTGCTGGCATACTTGGCGGCGCGTTACCTGTCGAGTTTCAGGGCGCCGCCGTGGGAGCTGAATCTGGTGTTCGTGAACACTGGGCTGGAGTACCCGGAGATACAGAAGTTCGTCAATGAGTACGCCGACTGGCTGCGGAGGGAGTTCCCCCGCGTGGCCGTCAACCTTCACCGTCTACGACCGAAGCTCAACATCCGGCAGGTGTTGACAAGGTACGGCTATCCCGTCATCGGCAAAAAGCAGGCGCGTTTTATCCGCGATCTGCAAAACGCGCACGGGCAAAACGATGCAACGGTCAATCTGTATCTGACCGGCTACAACCGGCAGGGCGTGTACTGCTCGACGATGAAACTGGCGGACAAGTGGCATTATCTCAAGGATGCGCCGTTCCATATTAGCGAGCAGTGCTGCGACGTGATGAAAAAAGCACCCGCCAAGCGATACGAAGCTACGAGCGGATGTGTGCCGTTTACCGCGATGATGGCGAGCGAGAGCCAGCAGCGCGAAAAAGAGTGGAAGCGCACGGGCTGCAACGCCTTCGATGGAAAGCGCCCCATGAGCAAGCCTATGAGCTTCTGGACAGATCAGGACGTGCTTGCGTTCCTGAAAGACGAAAACATCCCGTATTGCAGCGTATACGGCGACATCGTGGCGAGCGACGGCGAGAATGATTATCCGTCGACGCTCATCGAAAAGCCGCTGCACTGCACGGGCTGCCAACGCACGGGGTGCATGTTCTGTGCGTTCGGCGCTCATCTTGAAAAGGGAGAGACCCGCTTCGAGCGCATGAAGCGCACGCACCCAAAGCACTACGACTTTTGCATCGGCGGCGGAGAGTTTGACCCCGCGGACGGGATGTGGAAGCCAAACGAAAAGGGCCTCGGCTATGGTCGAGTGCTGGATTTTATCGGAGTGAGGTATTGAGCATGTACATTGGCGAACCATTTAGCTGGAAGCCTGCCGCATTTGAGGGCAGCAACGGCATTATGAGCGTTACCACGAAAGAGATGACTGCGCACGGGCGCGTCGTCTACATCAACGAGGCGCGCCGCTACTTTACGGCGGAGGCCGATTTCAACGGGAAGAAGCTCAGAGAGAGCTTTAAATTTTAACAAAAATCAGGAGGAATTTCATCATGAACAACAATCAGGACTACATCGTTCGCTGCGACCGCGCAGGCGTGTTTTTCGGCAAGATCAAGGAGCGCAACGGCTCCGAGGTCACCATGACCGAGGTGCGTAAACTGTGGAGCTGGGAAGGTGCATTCGCTGTGGAACAGCTGGCGCAGGACGGCACAAAAGCACCGGGCAACTGCCGTTTTACCGTGACGGTCACAGAAATGACCGTGATGGGAGCAATCCAGATCATCCCGTGCACGGATGATGCATCGGTATCGCTTCGCGGCGTAAAGGAGTGGAAGAGATGACGCTTGATGATAAGGTCAAGGCATTCCTGTCAGTAACCTCCGGCTCCGGCTACGGCTCCGGCTACGGCTCCGGCGACGGCTCCGGCTCCGGCGACGGCTCCGGCTACGGCTCCGGCTCCGGCGACGGCTACGGCATTAAAAACTTCAATGGGGAAGCTGTCTATAAAATCGACGGTGTCAATACGCTGATTCGTTCCGTGCGCGGCAACACCGCGCACGGGGCAATCCTGAACGGTGATTTGACGCTCACGCCGTGCTACATCGTCAAGCAAGACAATGTTTTTGCACACGGGGAAACGCTGCGCGAAGCAATGGAGGCACTGCGAGACAAGCTTTTCGAGGATATGCCGGAAGATGAACGCATTGACACGTTTCTGCGCGAAACAGACCGCGAGAAAGCATATCCGACACAGTATTTTTATGACTGGCATCACCGCCTGACTGGCTCGTGCGACATGGGGCGAAAGCAGTTTGCCCGCGATCACGGTGTTGACCTTGAGCACGGCATGATGACGCTGGCGGAGTTTTTGGAGTTGACAAAAAGTGCTTACGGTGGCGACGTGATTCGAAAAGTGATTAGTAAGATGCAGGAGGTGGAGTGATGGAACGACTGACGAAGCGCGACAACGATGGACAGGCAATGATGGATTGCGAGAAGTGTAAAGCGGATTGGACAGGTAAGCATGGTAAGCCGATGGATGACTGCACCGCGCTGTACGGCCGCAATCGCCTCAAGGATCGCCTCGCCGCCTACGAGGACAGAGAGTGTGCGCCGGAGGAAGTTCTACCGAAGGACAAGGCAGACGAGATCGCGTTGAAGCTCATGCGCCTTGCTGATTTGGAAAGCCTTTGCAGCTATACCCGCAGCCGCAAGGCGGCGATTGCTTATATCCGTGAGCAATCGGAAGAATGTCAAAAAGCGTTTGAAGAGCTTGGCGGGGAAAGCGGAATCTACGCAGACGCCTATAACGATTTAGCGGAGGACTTTTACAGCATTCCCGCCGCTGACGTTGCGCCGGTGGTGCATGGGCGGTGGGAAAAAGAGCCATCATCTTATTGGAGGTGGACGTCGTCTGGTGCGGTAGCGGTTACGCGTACTACTTACAGATGCGGTCTCTGTGGACGGGGAACCGCCGTAAAATCTAACTACTGCCCCAAATGCGGCGCGAAGATGGACGGAGGGAATAGTTGATGGTTAAAGTGTTCTGTGATATGTGTGGGCGCGAGATTGACTATGAGGTTGACGGCGTAAATTTGGATTTCAACCACTATGGCGTTGTGAATTTTAAGACACCATTTTCTGCGGAGAAACAACTGTGCCTCTCCTGCGCGGCCAGAGTCCGCAACTTTGTGGAGAACTCTGCAAAAATGGACGGAGGTGACAGCGATGCGGCTGATTGATGGCGACGTGCTATGGGAAAAGCTTGATGACGAGCCGTGGTACGACAACGCAGATAGGGACGAAATTGCTTTGCCCATCGTGGCCGCTGCTCCCACCGTCGATGCTGTGGTCGTGACGCGGTGCAAGGACTGCGCGCACAGCACATTGCCGTCAGAGCTTACCCAGCGATACGGTAAGCCGGGGACGCTGACGTGTCACAACAGGCGCGCGCCATGTAATAGACGCAATGTGGGCAGCACCGATTTTTGCAGCTACGGCGAGCCGAAGGAGGTGTAACGAATGGAATCTTTTGTTGAAGGCGTTGGAATGTTCTTTATAGCGATTGGCGGCATTGCAGCGATTCTTGCAGCGTTATGCTTTTTATGGTGGCTGGTTGAGACTGCATGGATTGCAGCAAGCAACAGATTTCGCGATATCTGCAAGGCGGAAAGCCTGATTTTTGAATATCGACGAGAGCGCAAAGAATATCTGTGGTGGAAAGAGCACGTGAAAGGGAACGTATATGCTGACGATCACGATTAAAGCCAACGTCCCCGCCGCTGACGCGCAGGGCATCAAGGAGCGCATCGCCATGGATATTGAGCGATATGGTGACTGCAAGGTCGTGAGCATCGTGAGCGACCGGGGACGGGAAGAACAGATGAAAATGGAAGGAGCCAAGCTATGAGCATCAACGTAAAGAAGTACACCAAAGACCAGATGGCGAAGATGGTGGAGGAAGCCACCGAAAGGCAGGAAGCGGCGGAAGCCGAGGCGGCGGCACATTTTAAGGCCGGAGTAAAACTGGCCGAGGAAAATGAAAAACTGCGCGGAGAAATCGGCACGCTGACGGAAAAGCTTGACCAGATGAACGGCGAGGCCATCACCCGAGAGAACGAGATCGCAAACCTGAAAGCGGACGCAGATGTGCTGCGAAATAAGCTCGCCGATACTGAGGCGGCGCTTGGGCGGGCGAACGACGATCTTGCTTTTAAGGGGACGGTCATTGATGTAATGCGTGACAAGCGCTACAACGCCGAGCAGCGCGCCAATTACGCAGAATCCCATCCGTGGAGAAACCTGTGGGCGTGGGTGAAGCGGAAGGTGGCGCGCCATGAGTAACGATCCGTTTAAATGGAGTACACCGCCGAGAGGGAGCGCACCTGCCAATAGCCCGTGCATCGAGCATGACAATGTAAGTCACCCCGCGCATTACACGGCGGGAGGGGTCGAGTGCATCGACGCCATTGCGGCCGCATTGACGTGCCAGAAAGACCCGATGCAAGCATGGCTGACGGGACAGGTGCTCAAGTACATGTGGCGCTGGCCGCTGAAAAACGGCAAGGAAGATCTGCGAAAGGCGAGATTCTATCTTGACAGGCTGATCAACAGCGCGGGAGATGATTGAGGTGATGCGATGAGCACGTTTCCTGATCGGCTGCGGAGGTTACGCGAACGCCAGCAATTAAAGCGCTGCGTTCTGTCTGAGCTGTGCGGGCTGAACCGTAACACCATCAAGCGCTATGAGATGGGGACGCAGAAACCGTCAATGGACGCGCTGATAAGCATTGCTGATTATTTCGGCGTGTCGATTGACTACCTGCTTGGCAGGTCGGACTATCCAAAAAGTTTATAAAAATATTTTGCAAAACTCACTTATAAGTGAGTCAGGGTATTGCAATCATGAGAAAATTGAACCGCAGAGGTGTAAAAGCCTTTGCGGTTCTCTCATTTATGGCGTTTACCTCCTGCGCCATAGCGGGGCGCGGTGCTTTTCATCTTTTCACACCGCCCCCCCGCGATTTGCCGCACGCACGATGCAGCCCACGATCAGGGCCGAGAGGTCGCACCTCTCATGCGGCACAGGACCCCGCGCACCTCTCAACGATGTGGCCCAGCGGGGACATACGCAGACGTAGCTCAGTTGGTAAAGCACCGGACTTCGTGAGCCGGTATGTCGTGGGTCCGAGCCCCACCGTCTGTGCCAGTGGCCGGGTAGCGCCCGGACAATGTGAGACCGTTGTCGTCATGGCTCACATGGAAATGACAAAGCTCGCTGAAAACTGCGCTTGTCTTGATGCGTCAAGACCGGTTTGACCTGACGGAATAGGGGCTACGACTTTTCGGAGCGTAGTTGTCGGTAGCGTGTGACAATCTAAGCGAGAAAGACGGCCAATGGAAAGAATAACGCCAAATGTGGGCGGCGTTGTGGCCCTTCGGGGCGGGTAAAGTCTGCTATGTAAGGCCAAGGGGCGGGGGCTGGTAGCAAAAATAATTTGACAACGCTTATCGGCGTATCAAAGCGGTAATAGACTGTGACGGGCGGATGAAATTAGACCGCAGCACGACAGCAATTAACGCAAGGAATGCAATCAGAAGCAAAGCAAATGTAAGCAAATGCAAGCAAACGCATAGCTCAGAGAGAGAAAAGAAAAGCCCCCTTGTTCCCCCTTTCTTCTTCTCCCCCTTGCAACCCCCGTATTATCTTACCCCCTATAATCCCCCAAAAGAAAAGAGAGAGAGCGACATTTTGCGCGCGAGAGCGACGAGGTGATGACATGGCTGCGCGTCTGACAGACCGGCAGAAAAAGAAAATACTGGCGGACTATGTGCAGACGAACAACTATTGCGCCACAGCGAAAATCAACGGAGTGTCCGCAACAACCGTTAAGAACCTTGTGCGGGCGAATGCCGACATTGTGGAAAAGTGCGAACAAAAAAAGGAAGAGAACACCGCCGATGTGATGGAATACATGAACGACCACAAAGACCTTGTGTGTTCGTTCATCGGTAAGGGGCTTGAAATGCTCAACGACCCCGAAAAGCTGGCGGCGGCAAATCTCAGCCAGATCACCACGGCAATGGGAACGCTGATCGACAAGTGGGCGATGATCGGCGGCAGTCCTGCCGACACGGTAAAGGAAGACGCGCTCAGTCAGAGCCTAAAGGAAATGGCAAAGGAGCTTGAGAGTGACACATGAATACAGAATTAATGTTTTCTAGTAAAACAGACTTATGGGAAACGCCACAAGATTTGTTTGATAAACTGAATAATGAATTTCAATTTACACTTGATGTGTGTGCAACTCCAGAAAATGCAAAATGCGACAAGTTCTATACGGAGGAACAAGACGGACTGGAACATCCGTGGAAAGGAACCGTGTGGTGCAATCCTCCATATGGGCGCGGCATCGGGCAATGGGTGAGGCGAGCGTTATTTGCATCCGTTAGCGGGGCTACCGTCGTAATGCTACTTCCTGCCAGAACAGATACAAAATGGTTCCACGATTACATATACAAAAGAAACAATGTGGAAATTCGGTTTATTAGAGGACGATTAAAATTCGGCGGAAGTAAAAATTCTGCTCCATTTCCGTCTATGGTAGTTGTATTTATGCCACATGATTAGCCCAAAGCAAGCAAAAATCCTCGCTTTCCCCTATTCCAAGTATGACGCGCTGATCTGTGACGGCGCTGTGCGTTCCGGCAAAACCTCCATCATGATGTGGGCGTTCGTCCACTGGGCGATGGAGAATTTCAGCGGTCAGCGTTTCGGCGTGTGTGGACGCACGGTGGATAGCTGCACCAAGAACATCATCGTGCCGTTTACGGCGATGAGTTTGGCAAAGGAGCGCTATATCATCCGCTGGCGGCGCGGCGACAAGGTTATGGAAGTGCGGCGCGGTGCCGTGACGAATTACTTCGAGGTGTTCGGCGGCAAGGATGAGGCCAGCTATACGCTGATTCAGGGCCGCACGCTGGCGGGTGTGCTGCTGGACGAAGTGGTGCTGATGCCACGCTCGTTCGTGGAACAGGCGCTTGCGCGATGTTCTGTGGACGGCGCGAAGCTGTGGTTTTCATGTAACCCCGGCAGCCCGCATCACTGGTTCTATCAGGAGTGGATTAAGCGACACCGCGAACGGAACACGCTATATCTGCACTTCGAGATGACTGACAACCCAGGTCTGAGCGAGAAAACGCTTGCGCGCTATGAAAACATGTATGCCGGCATTTTCTATGACCGGTATGTGCGCGGATTATGGGTAGCTGCCGAGGGCATTGTTTACAAAGACTTTGCTAACGACACAGAAAAGTATTTGATCGACGATCCGTTGAAATGGGCGGAAGAAAACGATACAAAGTTCTCCGTTATTTCCATTGGCGTTGACTTCGGCGGCACGAAATCCGCGACAAAGTTTCAGGCGACCGGGATTACAAAAGATTATCGAGTGGCCGCGCTGGAAGAGGAATACATCAAGAACGAAGAGATTGACCCTGACGAACTGAATAGGCGCTTTGCTATGTTCTGCCAAATGGTTACGGCAAAGTACGGATACAGCCAGACGCGGGCAGACAGTGCGGAAACGGTGCTAATTCGTGGATTAGATCATACCGCGCAGAAGATGCACCTCGGCACGCAGGTCAAGAACGCAATGAAACTGCAAATTACAGATAGAATCAGGCTCGTGGTGCTGCTGATGAAGCAGGGGCGTTTTAAGGTTTCGCGCAGCTGTCCGCACTTGATTGATGCACTGCAAACTGCAATTTATGATCCTGACAAGTTCGAGGACGAGCGCCTTGACGATGGAACATCTGATATTGACAGCCTTGACGCATTTGAGTACAGCATTGAGCCGTACTACAAGGAATTGGAGCGCGCAGGGCACATGAGGACGGTGAAACAGTGAACATTCGCAGAGCACTTAAAGAATTGGGCTTTGACACGATCAATAGCAAGTTCTACGACCTGATCGACGTATGGAAATCTTGGTATGACGGCGATGTGAAAGACTTCCACAGCTATACGGTGTGGAACGGCATCGAAGAACTGGAATGCCACAGATATTCCGTCAACATGGGAAAGAAAGTCTGCGAGGATTGGGCAAACCTGCTGATGAATGAGCGTGTGAATATCACGCTTGAGGGCAAGAAGGAGCAGGAATTTGTAGATGCGATTCTTGCTGATAATAATTGGGAAGTCAAATCCAATGAATCGCAGGAGCGGAAATCCGCTGTTGGTACAGTTGCTTATGTTCCAATCATGGAGGATATGAGCGTTGACCCTGATACAGCAGAGATCGCTAACCCCGGAAGAATTCATATCAACTATGTAACCGCTGCAAACATCTACCCGTTGACGTGGGACAATGGCATTATTCGTGAGTGCGCTTTCGCGTGGACAAAACGAGTTGATGATACGGAATACACCTACATTCAGGTGCATCGGCTGAGCGACGGCGAATATGACATTGAAAACCACCTGTACGATGCGGAGGAAGTTCCATTAACCAGCGTGAGAGGATTTGAAGCAATCCCCCCTGTTATTCACACAGGAAGTACCAAACCGCAGTTTGTCATTGACCGTCTGAACATTGCGAACTCTGATGAAGATAACCCTATGGGCGTTGCAGTGTTCGCTTCCGCCATCGACCAGCTCAAAAGCGTTGATATTACATACGATAGTTATGTGAATGAATTTGTGCTTGGCAAAAAGCGCATTGTGGTACAGCCAGAAGCAACCAAGGACATAAACGGTAGGCCAGTCTTTGATAAGCGAGAAACGGTTTACTACGTTCTACCGGAAGATCGCGCATCCGATGGAAACATTTTGCAGCAGGTCGATATGACGCTGCGCACACCAGAGTTTAACACCGGTATGCAAGATATGCTCAACGTATTGTCGAGCAAATGCGGATTTGGCGAGAATCATTACAAATTCGATCAGACCAGCATTGCCACGGCTACACAGGTCATCAGCGAAAACAGCACTATGTTCCGCACCATCAAGAAGCATGAAATTGTGCTCGAGCAGGCGCTCGTGGAGCTGTGCCGCATTCTTCTGCGGCTGGGCAACACGGCCATGAATGCTGGGCTGAATGAGGATGTGGAGATCTCCATTGACTTTGATGACAGCATCATTGAGGACAAGCAAACCGATTTTTCCCGTGATATGCAGCTTTTGCAGGCAGGCATTATGAACGATTGGGAGTTCCGTATGCGTTGGATGAACGAGGACGAGGCGACCGCAAAGGCGGCGCTGCCAAAGATGCAGGACATGACGACCGAAGGACAACAGGAGGTAGAGTGATGGGCGGTAGAGGTGGAGCCGGTGGCGGCATTGGAGCCGGAGAATTTGGGCGTGGGCGCGGTATGAGCCTTGCGCGGTTTTTGTCACAACAGGATATTAACCGAGCAAACGCTGCGTCTGTCACTGATATGGGCGATATTATCAGGCGCACATTTGAGCGCAACGCTGCTGAAATCAATGGGCTTGAGCTGTCGGACGCTGAAAAGAAAGAAGCAGTAAAGCAGATGGCAACTCTCGCAACAACGGCACTAAAAACGGCGGCAGGAGCAGTCAATCCTTATGCAAGCGGTCCTGCGCGCCTGACAACGGCGCAGAAAACAGGAAGCGCCGCAGACAGAGCTGCAAGAGCGCGCGGTGAAATGGATAGCTACATGCGGAAATTGCGTGACCAGTCCAGTAAAAACCGCAAAGCAGCAGAAAACAAGGCGTTTTCCAATGCCTTTGTAACAGCGCAAAAGTCCGGCGCGTTGGAAGTTACGGTAAACGGCAAGAAATACCGCAGGGCTAATAAGCGCAGCGGTACATGGAGACCTGTTTAATGGGCGGACGCGGCGCAAGCAGCGGCATGAGCGAAAAGGGAAAGCCTTACGGGAGCGAGTTTAGGACGCTTCTAAAAGCTGGAAACGTAAAGTTTGTAAAGCAAAATGCGGCATTGAACGCAAAAGACCCATTGGAAACTATGACCAAAGGGCGCATTTACGCAACGATAAACGATGAGGGCAAAATCAATGCAATCAGCTATTACGGTGCAGATGGAAAGCGTGTAAAAACAATCAATCTTCTGCATAGCCATGAGCAATTCAAGGGAGTGCATACGCACATCGGGTATTATCACGATGAAGGCGGAACAAGAGCATTGACGGCAGACGAAAAGAAGCTGGTTGCATTCGTAAAAAAGGCTTGGTATAATAGGCATAGCAAGTAGTCGTATAGGGTGATTACACCGTGACTGCGGGAACTCCGGTTAGAATCCGGGCGCTTGCTATGCCGTAAGGTACAGAAATGTATCTTGCGGCATTTTTGTTTGCTGGGGGATTTATGATTAACTTTGAAAATCTCGACAAGTTCACATTCCCCGGCGTTGGAAAGTACGATATTCCGCAGATCGAGCCGATCAAGGCGTACCCGCAGGGCGAGTTTATCCCCGTGAATTACCATTACACCGCGAAAGACACGCAAAGCAAGATTGTGCATTTCTTTGTGGACGATTATCAATTTATTCGATATTGGAACACGCCTGACAAGTACATTCCAAAACTGACGCAGTTTGCGGCGGTGTGCGCGCCGGACTTTTCCACCTACACAGATATGCCGCTGGCGATGCAGATATACAACCATTACCGCAAGCACTGGCTGGCGGCATACTGGCAAATGCATGGCATGACGGTTTATCCAACAATCTCATGGAGCGACGAGCAGAGTTACGATTGGTGTTTTGATGGTGAGCCTGTTGGCGGTGTTGTGGCTGTCAGTTCGGTAAGTACACAGAAGAACAAGGAAAGTAAGCGCCTGTTCCTTCGGGGCTACGAAGAAATGATGAAGCGGCTTTCACCGGAATGGGTGATATTCTACGGAAAAGTGCCGGAGGAATGCGACTGGAATGTAATTCGAGTAAAGCCGCACTATGATGAGATTGTGAAACGGAGGAAAGCAAATGAAATATCCGTTTCAGCCGGAAGTTCTTGACGCGCTGCCGGAAGAACTGGCAGAGCTGTTCCGGGCGCTTGAAATCACGCTGCTGGAAGAAATCTGTTCCCGGCTAAAGCTGCGGGACGAGTTGAACGAGGTCACGGTGCAGGACATCAAGGCGCTGCGGTCACACGGCATCGACCTAAAAGAGATTGAGAACGCCATACGCAAGGCCACCGGCATCAGCGAGAAAAAGCTGAACGAGCTGATAGACGATGTGGTGGAGCGCAACCAGAAGTATTACACCGAGCTTATCGCCCTTGCGCACATCACACAGCCGGAAACGCTGGTAAGCGTAGAGGATACTTGGGCAATATACGAGCAGACGAAGCAAACAATGCGCAACATAACGCGCTCAATGGGCTTTTTAGTGGACGCTGGGCGCACAATGCTGCCCCCTGCCAAATCGTACCAATGGGCGCTTGATAATGCGGTGATGCAGGTGCAGAGCGGCGCGATCAACTATAATCAAGCCATTAAGACGGCAGTAAAGCAGCTTGCAGACAGCGGCTTGAAGGTCGTTGACTATGAGAGCTGGCATCGAGATCAGATCGATGTGGCGGCGCGCAGGGCCGTGATGACTGGCGTAAATCAAATTTGCGCTAAATATACGGAGCAGTCGGCGCAGTATCTCGAAACTCCGTATTTTGAGGTTTCCGCCCATGCTGGCGCGAGAGATAAGCCTGGGCCGTCACCGTGGTCAAGCCATAAGGACTGGCAAGGCAAGGTATACAGTATTCGCGCAGGGGACATCTACCCGAGCATTTACGATGTGTGCGGTCTTGGGGCTGTTGATGGACTTGAGGGGGCTAACTGTCGGCATCGCCGCAACGTTTGGGTTGAGAGCGTAAGCGAACGCACATACACAGACGAACAGCTTGCCCATATTGATGATGATCTCGGATGCGATTTTGACGGAAAGAAATACACTGCATACGAAGCAACGCAGATGCAGCGGCGCGTTGAGCGCGAGGCACGCAAACTAAAGCGCGAAAAAGCTGCTTACAAGGCCGCAGGATTGCATGAAGATGAGACTGCGGTAAACATAAGGCTGCGGCGGTTAAACGCGAAATACAAAGCGTTCAGCGTGGCGGCAGGACTGCCGGAGCAGCGGGAAAGAATGAAGGTGCTGTATTGAACTGGGAAGAAGTCAAAAAGGCAATCGATGCAATTTTGAAGCGCGGAAACGATGCTGAAATACGCCGAAAAGGCGACGGGTACATCGTTTTAGAGGTCAAGAAAACAATCAAATATTCAACTCCCGCGTAATAGGGCGCGGGAAAGGGCAATAGGAGCCAGCTACCGAGTTTTTCTTGGTGGGTGGCTCTTTTGTTTTAGGTAAAACCCGCAAGGTACAGCGGTTTTTATACAACGTTCGCCCCCGAAGAATTGGGGCCAAGGAAAAGGAGAACGAATAACATGGCGAAATTTACGAGAGCGGAAATCAGGAATATTCTCGGCGAGGCTTGCACCGAAGAGATCGAAAATCGCTTGGTTGCGCTGCATCTGGGCGTGGTTGACCCCCTCAAGGACGATCTCACGAAGTACAAGGCGGACGCGGAGAAGCTGCCCGGTGTCCAGAAGGAATTGGACGACCTCAAGGCGGCGGGTGACGGCGGTTACAAGGAGAAGTACGAGAAAGAACACTCGGCCTTTGAAGCCTTTAAGACCGACATCACGGCAAAGGAAAGCAAGGCGGCAAAGGAAAAGGCCGTGCGTGCTTACTTTAAGAGCAAAAACATCACCGGCGCGAATCTCGACCTTGCTATGCGCGGCTGCGGCGAAGAAATGGCCGCATTGGAGCTGGACGGAGAAAAGATCAAGGACACCAAGTCTCTTGATGCGCTCGTAGACGGCACTTACAAGGGGCTTGTCTCCAAGCAGACCGTTCGCTTCGACACTGGCGCGCGCTTTAACGGCGGCGGGAAACCGATGACAAAGGACGAGATTATGCAAATCAATGACAGAGCGGAGCGGCGCGCTGCAATCGCCGCAAATATGGATTTGTTTAGAAAGGAAGAATAAAAATGGCTGCTGATCCTAATCTCATTAAGAAAGCTGACCTCGCGCGTGTGCGCGAAATTGAATTTACCGAAATGTTCGGCTATTCCATCAAAAAGCTGATGGAGGCCTTGGGTGTGACCCGCAAGATCGCAAAGCAGGCTGGAACTGTGCTCAAGAGCTACAAGGCCACTGGCACGCTGGAGAGCGGCGCTGTTGCTGAGGGTGAGACCATCCCCCTTAGCAAGTACAAGACCGAAGCCGTGAACTACAAGGAGATTACGCTTAAGAAGTGGCGCAAGGCCACCTCTGCCGAGGCAATCACTGATCGCGGCTACGATCAGGCCGTCGAAATGACCACCGATGAAATGCTGAAGGACGTGCAGAAAGGTATCCGTAAGGATTTCTTTGCCTTCCTCGCAACCGGTACTGGCAAGGCATCCGGTGCTACCTTCCAGGCGACCTTGGCCCAGGCATGGGGCCAGCTGCAGGTGCTGTTTGAAGATGACGAAATCGGTGCGGTGTATTTCCTGAACCCGCTGGACGTTGCTGACTACCTCGCAAGCGCGAACATCACCTTGCAGACTGCATTCGGCATGACCTACGTTGAGAATTTTCTTGGCCTTGGCACCGTGATTCTCAATTCCAGCGTCCCCAAGGGCAAGATTTACGCCACCGCCAAGGACAACATCGTCCTGTACTACATTCCTGTGAACGGCGCTGATCTTGGCGAGGTGTTCGATTTCACCACCGATGCCACCGGCTATATCGGTATCCATGAGGAGCCCGATTACACCAACATGACCGCATCTGACACCGTTATCAACGGCATGGCTCTTTTCGCTGAGCGTATCGACGGTGTGGTGGTCGGCTCCATCACTCCGGCGGTGGGGGGCTAACTGAACTGCTGAATAAGCCTGACCCTGACATCACCGTTTTCACCGACATGACAAAAGCTGAAATGCTTGCGTATGCCGATGAAAACGGGGTGGAAGGGGTCAGCAGTTCGATGAAAAAGGCTGAAATTCTCGCAGTTTTGGAAGGAGGGCACTGATGACTTACGCAGACTTTGAATACTACTCCGGCACCTATATGGGCGCTGTGAGTGAAAATGACTTCCCGCGTCTTGTTGTCCGCGCCGGCTCCTTCCTCGATTATTACACGCGCAACAAAGCTAAAGACCACGCCGATCTTGATGCGGTTAAGATGTGCTGCTGTGCGCTGGTTGACAAGTATGCGGTCATCGAGGCGGCGCAGGCGCTTGCCGCGAAAACTCTTGCAAACGCCGCGGCAAATGACGCGGAAGTCAAAAGCGAGACGGTAGGCAGCTATTCCCGCACCCTTGCAACGGGCGGGGAATCCGCCCTGTCTGCACTCAGTGCGACGGACGGTGCGAAGAAACTGCTGGCAGAAACGTGCATGGAATACCTTGCCCATACCGGGCTGCTGTATCGCGGAGGTGGTTGTAGATGTACGCTCCCCACACTGTAACGATTTACAACATCGTGCAGGAGATCGACCCGACAACGCTTGATGAGGTCGAAAAGGTCTATACCACAATCCTGCGTGGCGTGATGCTGCAAGCGTCGAAGGGCGTGAACGTGCGCGAAAGCGGCCTTGAAAGCGCGGACGCTGTGAATCTGTATATCCCGTTCGCCGTGGAAGCGGTGGACGGGGTAACAGGGAAGCCGAAAACTTACATCGGGCCGCAATCTTTTTTCAAAGCGGCGGATAAGTCTGGACTGTGGACGCTCTCATACAAAGGAAACGGTGGCATGACGTGCTTTGTGAAGGGTGAATTCGTTTCGGACGACATGACCGTCGTACTGAGCCATGACGATTGCTACAACGTGACCAAGGTTGATGCTATGGACTACGGTAGCCCCGATATGCAGCACTGGGAAGTCGGAGGTGCGTAATGGGCATCAAGTTTTCCGTGCATACCGATGGGATGGACGCTGCAAGGACTGTCATTGCAAAGGCTTGTACGCGCGCTGAGCACGTTTTAGCCGAGCAGATGGAGAAAGACACGCAGCCTTTTGTGCCGTCCTCTGGAGCTGCCGCAGGGCTTATGAACAGGACGCGTGTCATCGGAAACAGTATTGTATATCCGGGACCTTCTGCCCGATACCTCTACCGCGGAAAGCTGATGGTAGACCCTGAAACTGGCAGCTCTTGGGTGCGAAAAGGCGAACACAAGGTAGTGACAGATCGGAATTTGGTGTTCAGAACAGATGTTAATCCCCAAGCACAAGCCCATTGGTGCGAAGCATCGAAAGCACAAAATCTTGACAAGTGGTTGCGCGTGGCAGGAAAGGCGGTGAAGAAGTACGGAACAGGTTAAAAAGACAGTCTCGGCAGAAGGAGAGGATCAAGTCTCCCGAAAGCTGCTTGCGTGGTTAAACACATTCCCTGACAAGCCGGTTGATTTGATTCGGTTCGAATTTCTTCCCGCCGATACTGCGGCGATGGCGCTGTCTACGATTCAGGCGGCGTACATCGTGCAAAAATACATACTCGGTGGATATCAGGCGGAATACCAATTCAAGGTTATCTACCGCATGAAACCGGGGAACAGCAATGATAAACGGCTCAAAGCTGACGAGCTGCTCAATGCTTTGGGCGATTGGGCGGCAAACGAAACACCGCCTGACATTGGCGACGGCCGGCGCGTCATTCGCATTGAGCCGACAACGCGATCCTCTCTTTTTGCCGTGTATGAAAACGGGGACGAGGATCATCAAATCCTTATGAAGATGAACTACGAGGTGATTAAAAATGGCTGATATGACCTTTAACACCACGGCGGGGCAGACCGTAGACCGCGAACTTCTGATCGCGTATCTCAACACGGGCGAAACTGGAACTCCCACGTGGTCTCCCCTCGGTACGCGCGTCACAGATTCCAGCATGGAATATGACTGGCAGGAGGATTCCTCGAAGGATATCCTTGGCACGACGCGCACGACCATGAAGAAACCCATCATCACGCAGACCTTTGACCCGTCTGATCTGGACGCTGGCGACCCTGCCATCGTCAAGGTTTGGAATCTTGCGGTCAAGGAGCAGAACGCGGCGGCGCTGGCGAATCAGGACGTGCTGATTGTTCACGCCTATGCAGGCACGGCAAAGACCGCAGTATTTGCGGAGCGCTATTCGTCCTGTATGGTCAAGCCGTCTTCTCTCGGCGGCGAAGGTGGCGGCTTTATCGGTATGCCCATCGACGTGACGTTTGGCGGCACGCGCACGGTCGGCACTGCCGCTATCTCTGGCAATACGGTCACATTTACCGAGGGCGAATAAGGAGGAAGATCATGCAGGAACTTAATTTTGGCGACGGCCTTGTAACTTATACCGTAAACGGGAAGTGCCAAGTGTCATTCAACCCTACCGACAGCAATTTTGTCGAAAAGCTGTATCTTGCTTTTGAAGACCTTGACAAAAAGCAGGATGGATATAAGGCGCAGATCGAAAAGATGGGTGATAAAAAGCAGATTTTTGCTTTTGCCCGAGAGAGAGACCGCGAAATGCGGGACATTATCAATTCTGTCTTTGATGCACCCATTGCAGACGACCTTTTCGGCGACAGGAATGTTTACGCCTTGGCGGAAGGCGTTCCTGTATGGTGCAACTTTATGCTCGCCATTATGGACGAAATCGACAATACGTTCTCCCGTGAACAGAAATTCACGAATCCGAGAATTAAAAAGTATCTCGATAAAGTCCAGAAGCATTAAACGGAGGGCGGTATGGGCTACGGACTTCCTAAAAGCGTAAAGATCAACGACCAGGACTTTTCTATTCGATATGACTTCCGAGTTATTTTGACGATTTTTGAAGTTTTGGACGATGAAGAACTAAGCGATGAAGAACGGGCTTATACCGCCCTTCGTCTCTTCTTTGTTGACTTTGATTCAATTCCCAACTACGACGAAGCGATCAAACAGCTGTTTTGGTTTATCAACGGTGGGCAATACCCTGATGATAAAAAGAAAGAGCCGGAGATCATTGATTGGGCGAAAGATTTTCAGTTTATCGTTTCCCCTGTCAACCGAGTGCTTGGGAAAGAGATTCGCGAAAGCGAATACGATCCAGATACCAACACTGGCGGTACGCACTGGTTTACTTTCTTGTCTGCTTATATGGAAATTGGCGATTGCTTCTTTGCGCAAGTCATCCGCATTCGAGAACTAAAGGCGAAAGGAAAACCCTTAGACAAGTCAGACCGAGAATTTTACCGACGCAATAAAGATGTGGTCGATATCCCGAAAAAGGTCTCGAAAGAAGAAGCGGATACGCTTAGTGCATGGTTGGGGAAAAAAGAACCGGCTCACGAATGAGCCGGTTGAAATTAAAGAGAGACTTGTTTGTTTTCATTTTTCTTTAAGTACGCATAAATTTTGCTGATTTTCTTCCCGTTCTGAGGTGCAGAGGTCACGTCAAATACAATGTATTTAACTTCTGGATCAGCCTGATATGCAAAGATAAGGTACTGACGGACAATTTTCGTTTTCTTCTTCTGTGCTGACCCTCCAAGCGCCGCGCCGATTGGGCCAAGTAAAATACCGCCCGCGATTGCGCCGCCGACGCTTGAAACGTATTGGGTCTGGATATCCTGCGGTGTCATAACAGACACATCGATTAGCTTTTCTGGCGAAAGCGTAAATGTTTGTCCGCTCGCTGAAAATGAAATAGATTCTGGGGAGCACATGGCGGAGCAGATAGACCCTGCTGCAAGGTCAAGCCCGCCGACAAGTTGTAGCTTGCACTTTACTGTTTGGATTTTAATCTTTTCGTCATAAGTCTGCGGTACGGCTTTATTAACGGCCAGAATCCCTAATGGGATAGGTATTGTTAGAAGGGCAACGCCAACCCATACTGGCATAGTTTCTTGGCCTTCTGGCGTTGTAGCAACTCCTACAATTAGGATCAAAAGAAACGATGCAAAGAAGACAACAAGGAATAACAAGGTTCTTTTCAATGCTTTCATTCTATTTCCCTCCCATTAAATACGGTTCTTTTACCATATCACAGCAAAAAACTAAAAGCAAGGTGGTGATTTTATGGCAGCGGACGGTTCGGTAGTTTTCAGCGTTGATCTGGACGACAAAGACGCTCAAAAAGAACTGAATAAACTGGTTAAAAAAATCGACACGCTTAACGATAAAATTTACCAGAAACAGCAAGACAAAATGCCGCTGGCAAAGCAGTCGGCAGAAATCGCGGCAAATCTCGATGCGGCAAAAGCGACGCTTGATTCAATGCACAGCGGCAAAGAGTTTTTTACGGCGGATTCCATCAAGGCACAGGAAAGCACTGTGAAATCTTTGCAAAAAGAGTATGACGCCGTTACAGCTAAAGTTGAGAAGATGGACGCTTCAATTCAGTCCGATACGGCAAATCTCGATAAGATGAAGACAAAAGCGGGGGAGCTTTCCGAAAAAATCTCCAGCACAAAAAACGGTGTTTTCGGGATGGGTGAGGCGACTAAAAAAGCCGACGAATACATGTCCCGCTTCGTTAACCGAGTAAAGAAGCTCGCTCTCAGGGCGTTTGTGTTTACTCTTATTACAAGGGCATTATCCGTTGTTCGTGATTATGTCTGGAAAGTCATCCAAGTAAATGACGAAGCCGCAAAAGCTATTGGACGCTTAAAGGGCGCGTTGCTCACTTTGGCACAACCGCTATTAAGTGTAATTGTTCCCGCCTTTACAGCGCTTGTGAACATCCTTACAAAGGTTATCAGCGTTATTGCAAACATTGTATCGATGCTTTTTGGAACAACGGCAAAAAAATCAGAAGCGGCGGCAAAAGGACTTTATAAAGAAGCAGATGCTATCGGTAGCGTCGGTTCGGCGGCAAAAGAAGCAAAAGGGAATCTTGCAAGTTTTGATGAGATCAACAATCTGTCGAGTTCAAGTGGCGGTGGCGGCGCTGCGGCTGCGCTTGCAGATCGGCTTTCTCCCGTGTTTGAACAGTTTACGACCGACGAGTACAAAGCAAAGATCGACGAGCTTACGGCATACCTTAGCGGCGCGCTTTTAGCTCTTGGCGCAATTCTGTGTTTTTCCGGCGCAAATATCCCCCTCGGAATCGCACTTATGGCGGCGGGCGCGATTGGGCTTGTTACACTTATTAAAGAAAACTGGAACGCAATGTCTGACCGCCTTAGAGCTGCACTGACAAATGTGCTTTCGGTGCTGGGCCTTTTTGCCCTCGCCATTGGTGCAATTTTGTGTTTATCTGGCGCAAACATCCCCCTCGGCATTGGGCTTATGCTGGCAGGCGCGGCTATGCTGGGAACGGCAGTCGCCTTGAACTGGAATGCAGTAAACGACAAAACAAAAAATACATTGTCGGCCTTAATGATGGCGCTCGGAATGACCTTGCTTGCCATCGGCGCAGTGCTTTGCTTTTCGGGAGCAAACTTACCTCTCGGTATTGGGTTAATGATTGCGGGTGCAGCATCTATTGCGGCGTCGGTCGCCATGAACTGGAACACAGCCCCCGAAAAGACAAAAGCCGCAATCAAATCTCTTATGGGTTCGATTGGCGTCTCGCTTATCGCTATCGGTGCGGTTCTGTGTTTCTCCGGCGCAAATCTTCCACTTGGCATTGGGATGATGATTGCTGGCGGCGCGGCTATTGCCGCTGCATCTGATCTGGATTGGAGTGCACTTCTTACCAAGCTTAAAGAAATGTGGCAGAACATTAAACAGTGGTGGAATACCAGCGTTTCGAAGTTTTTTACTGCTGATTACTGGAAAGCGTTAGGTCGAAGGATTATTGACGGCCTTTTGTCCGGCTTAAAAGCCGCATGGGAGAGCGTAAAAACGTGGGTGGCTAATGCCGTTAGCTGGTTTGGCAACAAATTTGTTGAAGCGCAGAATTCTATTGCAAAATCGAATTCTGGCCGAAGCGGAGGATTTGGAGCCAGAAGTGGCGGCTTTGGAAGTCCTTCTCGCGCTCCTTCGATTAGCCGTGTCTCCGCTCCTGCATTGGCTCGCGGTGCAGTCATCCCACCCAACAAGGAATTTCTCGCTGTACTGGGCGACCAGAAGAGCGGGACGAACATCGAAACGCCACTTGCAACGATGGTCGAAGCATTTAAGCAGGCTATGGCGGAATCTGGCGGCGGTGCAACTACGGTCGTTATCCAGCTCGATGGTAAAGAAATCGCACGCAGCACCGTGAAGAACATTAACAACATGACGCGCGCGGCGGGTAAGCCCGTACTGTTGTACTAAGGAGGAGTAACATGGAAGTCCTTATTATCAACGGCACGGACTACTCCGATTTTATCGCCACAAAGGGTTATGGGTGGAGCCGCAACGACCTCGACAGCGATAAGACCACCCGCACAAAAGATGGGAAAATGCGCCGTGACAAGATTACCAGCAAGCGAAAGCTGAACTATACAACGCGCTCTATGCCTCGCGATAAGCTGGCAAAGCTCGATGATGACCTTAATGAGACAACGGTCACGGCCAAGTATCTCGATCTGCATGGCGTCAGAACCAGCACGTTTTATTGCTCGTCGATGGAATGCACGCTCGAAGAAGCAGCAGACGACAATGAGGTGTGGGGCGGCGCGACGTTTAACTTGATCGAGGTGTGATATGGGGCAGACGACAAGTGCGCTGTGGCGCGAGCTGCTTCACAAGCCCGGGACGGAACGCGAATACAAATTTATCATCAATGGTGTGGAATACGGGAAAGACGCGGAGGTTTCCCACTCTGTTGAATCTCAGCTGTTTGAAGAATTTGGCATCGGCAATGCCTGTTGCGCGACGCTGAAACTCGCAGTCGTCGCGGACAATATCCCGCGCGCCGCGACGATCAATCGCTATCTCAGGCTTGTTAATGGCAGTCAGGCGACAGACTGGATCCCAAAGGGCGTGTTTTTTACCAACCGCCGTTCCTGCGATGGGAATTATTGGGAACTCGAAGCATACGACGCTATGAGAAAGGCTGACGTTGTGTGGGAGCCAGAACAGTCGCTTAACTTCCCGATGACTATGCCTGACGCTGTAAATATCTTTTGCCAGTTGATGGGCGTGGAGCTGGATAGCCGCACAGTGCTCAATAGCTCATATACCATCGACTATCCCGCAAATGATTACACCATCCGCAATGAGCTATGTTTTATCGCAGCGGCGCACGGCGGGAACTGGATTATTACCGATGCAGGGAAACTGTTGCTTATTCCGTTGTTGTCCATGCCTACCGAGACGAACTATCTCATTACAGAAGCGGGCAACGCTATCACATTTGGAGGGGTGAGGATTCTTGTCTGATAAATATTACGTCGGTGGCGACATTACGAGTTTTTCCGACAACGGCAAGTATAAGCCTATTTCCCGTGTGACGTTGCTTGTGGATGATGAAAACAGCCTGACGGCGGGCGATGATACCGGCATGGAAGTTATTGCAAGTTGCCCTCACGCCACGCAGCCAATGGTAAGCGCGTTACTGCAAACCATGAAAGGCTACCAGTATCAGGCGTACGAAGCAGGCGCGGCAAACATCGATCCGGCGGCAGAGCTGGGCGACGGCGTGACGGTTGGGGGCATTTATTCGCCGCTTTCTAAACTCTCTGATGATGGGCGCGGATACGCGGGTATTTCTTCCCCCGGGGAAGCAGAGATGGAAGACGAATACCCAGCTGAGGGGTACATCACACAAGAGTTCAATCGCAAGGTTGCCGAAACACGCTCGACTATCACCAAGACCAGCGAGGAGATCATGCTCAAGGTCAAGGGCGTTGATGGGCGCGTGACGTCGCTGTCGACGTCCATTGACGGCATTGAGGCCAATATTTCGAGCCTCAACGGCAGCATTACCAACATCAAGGCCGATATCAACGGCTTGCGCACGACTGTCTCGGGCAAGATCGACGGCAGCACAGCACAGAGCATGATCGACCAGAGCATTGACAAGATCACGCTGAGCGTATCGAGCAGCAGCAGCGGTACGACGTTCAAAATTCTCAGTAATGGTGTTGTCGTTGATTCGACCGGTTCGATCGACTTGCACGTTGACGCCGTCAACATTGACGGCACGCTGACGGCAAGCGAGATCGAGGGCGACACGATCACGGTGCGCAACGACAACGGACGGCGCTGCGGTTACATCTATACCGAGTACGCCAGCACGGCGGACTACAAAATGACGCTCGAGAGCAAGGCTATGGAGTTGAACGCGACGAGCGGAAACCTGTATCTGTCGGGGAATAACGGAAGATCAGCGCTCAATTTCGACTACGACTTCATCGATTGCCGCGGCGATTTCGCCCCGAATGCAGATAACCGGTACAATCTTGGCGCACCAAATTTTGTTTGGAGCACGATCTATTGCAGCACGAACGAGTTGAACGGGTCCGACCGGAACATCAAGAACAGCATTGAGGCGCTGCCGGTGAAGTACGTGCGCATGTTTGAGCTCGTCGAGCCGAAGCGCTACAAGCTGAACAGCGGCACGAGCGGACGCTATCACACAGGCTTCATCGCGCAGGAGGTAGAGGACGCCATGCGCGCGTGCGGCATTGATTCGCAGGAATTCGCGGGCTGGGCGGCGGCCAAGCTTGATGACGGCAGCGAGACCTATTTTCTGCGGTACAGTGAGTTTATCCCAATTCTGTGGGCCAAGGTGCGCGAGCAGGAAGCGCGGATTAGAAGATTGGAGGCATCGGCATGAAAGAAGCAATGGAACTTTTGAGCAACGCGTTTGACACGCTGAATAACACGTTGGTTTTGGGCTCGGAGGCGGGCAAGATCAGCGTCGTCAAGGCGCAGATTCAAAAGGCTTATGAGATTTTACATCGCGAGGCGGAAGAGCAGGAGAAAGACAAGCGCGAGCTTGTCGCGCTGAAATATCAGCTTGAGGATGCAAAAAAGAAAGCAAAAAAAGTAAAGGACGGCGAAGCCGAAACCGCGAAAGCGCCCGAAGAAAGCGAGGCAACCGATGGCTGATAAAGCAATTTCCGACCTCACGCAAGCGTTACAGATCACTAACGAAGACCAGTTTGTGCTTGAGCAGGGCGGCGAGGCGAAGATGCTGAAAGGCGAAACGCTGCTGAAGTTTGTCACGCTGAGCGTTGTATCGGTCACGGTGACAACGCTGCCCGCAGGAAGCTCAGCAACGGCGACTTACGACAAGTCGACTGGTACGCTGGCACTTGGCATTCCGCAGGGTAGCAAGGGCGATACCGGCGCGACAGGTGCGACTGGCCCTACAAACGTGCTGACCATTGGCTCGGTCACGTCCGGCAAGGTGGCGAGCGCGACCATTACCGGAGAAGCCCCGAATCAGGTGCTCAACCTTGTACTCGAAAAGGGTGAACAGGGTGAACAGGGTAAGCAGGGTATTCAGGGTGAACAGGGTAAGCAGGGTATTCAGGGTGAAATTGGTCCACAGGGCAATCCCGGCGCAGATGCTCCCACGATTACTGGCATCACCATCCGGCAGAGCGACTATCACCTTATCGTGACGCTGTCGGACGGCACGAGCTATGACGCGGGCTATTGCCGAGGCGCTTCCGGCGCTGGTACGGGTGACATGCTGGCGTCTGTGTATGACCCTAACAACAAGCATCAGGACATCTTTGCATATGTTGACAATGCTATCAAAGACGTCAAGGTGACTACTGACGCAACGCCTACGCAGGGCAGCACCAATCCTGTGCAGTCTGGCGGCGTGTACTCGGCCCTTGCCAATAAGCTGGGCAAGACCGGCGACGGCAGTAATGTCACGGCAGCGTTCACTGCGGCGAGCACCCGCATCAACATCGCAACTGGTGAGAAGTTGTCGATACTGCTTGGTAAGATTGCCAAGTGGTTAGGCGACCTCAAAGCTCTTGCATTCAAGGACAAAGTTGCTAAGACTGACCTTGCAGACGACGTGCAGACAAGTTTGGGCAAGGCTGACAGTGCTTTGCAGAGTGCGCCGGTCACGTCGGTCAATGGGAAGACGGGCGCGGTGACTGTTCCGTCCGTCAATGTTCCATCTACGACCAACATCCTCAAGGGCAACGGCTCGGGCGGGCTGGCGGCGGCGACGCGTGGAAGCGACTATATCGCGAGCGGCAACATCGTCAAGCAGACGTTGGTGGCATCGGAGAGCACGCCCACCGAGAACTACGCTATTAACTGGGTGTACGGTTAAGGAGGCGCGGAGATGGAGATTTACATCAAAGATGAGCGCGGCGAGAAGCACATGGTCAAGGCTGTGTACGTTTTCAAGGACGGTGCACCTGTGCACATCAAGGAAGGTACGCCGCTGCACTACGCCGTGATCGAGTACGCGCGGCTGCGCGGGCTGTCTGTGGAGGTGCGCGCATGAGACACAAAACACTCGTCAACGGCATGGCCTACGAAGTGAAGGGCGGGAAATGCCTCGTCAACGGCACTGTATACAGCATCAAGAAGGGCAGGACGCTTATTAACGGAACGGGGTATGACATTAAATTTCAAAATGGGTACACGTGGGTGCTGAACAATAGCTATACAACGCCAAGCGGTACCCTAAAAGAATTTGACACACCCGCGTTTACCTCAAACGGCAATAAATATTCAGTATTCAAGATATATGGGTGGAAGTGGATTAAGCCCGGAATTTATTACGACAATACGCGAGTAAATGACGGACACGGTTTTACTGATGAAGCTTACCGCACTATCACCTTTGACGAAGCCCCCACGGGCGACCTCTTAGCATGGCTGCAAGCAAACGCTGTGCAACAGTAGAAAGGAGTACACATGAGCATCTACATCAAAGTCAACAACACGGAATACCCCGCAGCGGTCAACGGCAACCTTGTTGACCGCAACTGGAACGGCCGTGATACCAAAACCATCTATCTGACCATGTCCTACGATGCCGTAGTGGCACTGTTGCCCGACAATACGCCGTGGAGCATTGTGCAGCGCGAGACGCAGGACGTGCTGGACGAGCAAGGCCAGCCCACGGGTGAGACCAAAGAGGTCGTCAACGAGTACGACAACAGCGCGTACAGCCTCGCGGGCGACATCACTGACCACCGCGACGGCACCGTATCTATCAAGATGGGCAAGCCCACGGAGACCGAGCTTTCGGCGGCGACCGTCACGGCGCTGGTCGGTCAGAGCATCACGCCGCAGCGCGCGGCGGAGCTGCGACCGGTCATTGAGGTGGCAGCGGTGAGCCTGCCGGACGGCGAGGCCGCAGCAGCGGTCGAGCTGTTCCCAAAGTGGGAGTACCCGCATGACTACGCTGCGGGCGACCGCACAGCAGACGGCGGCAAGCTCTACAAGTGCCAGCAGGCGCACACCTCGCAGGAGAGCTGGAAGCCGAGCACAACGCCCGCGCTGTGGGTCGTGGTCGACGTCACCCACGCGGGCACGCAGGATGACCCGATTCCGGCCGCTCGTGGTATGGAGTACACTTATGGTCTGTACTACCTCGACAGCGAGGACGGCAAGACCTACAAGTGCGAGCGTACCGGCGAGGCCGCGGGCGGGAAGATCGTCCTACAGTATCTGCCACACGAGTTGGTAGGGAACTATTTCACGGCGGTCTAAGGCCGCAGAAAGGGAGCGGGATATGGATAATGCAAAGCACTACGATGACGCTGCGATCGCGCTGATCGAAAGCCGGTGCAAGAGCAACACGCACAGGATTAACGAGTTACAGGAGCATCAAACGGCGCTTGACAGGCTGGCAACGTCTGTCGAGGTGCTGGCGACCAAGCAGGAAACCGTCGAGGGAGACGTCAAAGAGATCAAAGAGGACGTGAAAGCCATCACGGGCAAGGCAGGGAAACGCTGGGACAGTCTGGTAGACAAGGCTCTCGCGGCGCTGGCGGGCGCGTTTATCGCGTGGCTGCTGAGTGGGGCGGTCGGATGAAGCGCCTTATCAAAAAGGCATCGAAATTGCGAACGAGGAACATCATTTTGATTATCGTTGGCATTTTTATCGCCGCTTTTGTGATCTACACGGTCATCTTTTACAGCATTAAGGGGTGGCAGTGGGACAACATCTTCCCGTACCTGCTGGGTACGGGAGGAATCATCGAAGCCTTTACTGGGCTTCTGACACTGGTAGAAATTATCGTTGGACGGAAACGAAAGGAGAACAACAATGAAATTTGAAATGAGTAACAAGGTGTACGATGTGCTCAAGTGGCTCGTGCTCATCGTACTGCCCGCCTGCTCCGGCCTCTACGCCGCCCTCGCGGGTGTGTGGGGGTGGGGCTACACCGAGCAGGTGACGACCACCATCAGCGCCGTGGCGCTGTTTATCGGCGCGCTCATCGGCGTGTCGACGTCCAGCTACAACAAAAACAAGGACGAGGACGGCAAGGGTGACAGTGATGTATCACAGTAGGGACATTGCTGACCTGCGGGCGGACGTGCGCGCAAACTGTGTCATTTTTCTCGCCCTCTGCAAGGAGGCGGGGCTTCCGGTTCTCGTGACGGAGACAGTACGAGACGACGAGTACCAGCGCTATCTTGCCGAGAACGGCTACGCGGCAAAGTCCGCGACGCGCCCGACGTTCCACGGTGTCAAGGCTGGGCTGGCGTTCGACATCTGCAAAAACGTCAAGGGGCATGAGTACGACGATCCGTCGTTCTTCGCCCGCTGCGGGCAGATCGGCAAGCAGGTCGGCTTTTCGTGGGGCGGCGACTGGAAGAAATTCCCCGACCGCCCGCATTTCCAGTGGGACGACCACCTCAAGTACACAGGGAGCATGATTTTGGCGGGCAAGTACCCGCCGGAAATGGAGGAGTACATGGATCAGGCAACGTTTAACAAGATGATGGATGCCTATTTGGCACAGCTCGGCACCAAGCCCGTCTCTTCGTGGGCGGCGAAAGACTGGGCGGCGGCAAAAGCGGCGGGCATCACGGACGGCAGCGCGCCGCAGAGACTTATCACGCGGCAGGAAGTCGTGACAATGATCCAGAGAGCGACAAAATAACGGTGCCCGATTTGGGCACAGAAAGGAGCGGGCGGCGAAAGCCCACGCGCAAGCGCCTCTGCAAGCCCTACACGGGCATGGACAGTCAGCACAGGTCAATCCGCGCGCAATTATCCTCTATGGCCCCCAAGCGGGCCGTGGCGTATATCTTATCCTTCGAGCTGCCAGCTGACGAGGCGGCGTGTATCATTGAGTGCGACGTGCGGCAGAAAAGCTGCGTGCAGGTGGCAATGGAGCAAAGCCTATCTGTTGACGCAGTGAAGAAATACCGGCGGCGCGCATACCGCAAAATGGCATCAGAAGTATATGAAAAAAGAAATGGCCCCACCGAACGGTGAGGCCATTTCTCTTGTGTAAAAGCAGGCCGGGAATGACCTGTAAAATTAAAATATCACATTTCACGTAAAAAGGCAAGGGGAACCGTTCGACGGTTTTCGACGCACTTTTCATACACTTTATGGGCGCTTTTGAGCGCCTATTTTTTTGTACTATGGACACAAGAGATGAGCAAAACAGGCAGAAGGAGCAGCCCGCAAACAGGCAAATGGGAATC